GCCTGCCGGACGGCAGGACGCCCGGGTTTCGCGCTACTATGGGCGTACCCCGCGTCGGGCGCGGGTCTCGAGAGAGGTGCATGCCGATGAGCCGACTTTGGCGCTGGCTGACCACCCGCACCGATGCGCTCCCCGCCTTCGGTGCCGGATGGATTGACGTGACCTACCGCCGCATCAGTGGCCGAACGGTGTCGGCGGTGGTACGCCCGGATGGGCATCCTCCCGTCGAGCTGAAGGGGATCAGTTCGCCAACGGTGATCCACCTCCTGCTGGCCGGGTCGGCCCACGAACTCGCGTCTCGCGCCCATCAGCTGTTGGCGGCCCGTGGCTCAGTAGCCTGACCAAGATCATCTTTTGGCAAAAAAAGAAGGCCACCCCCTGGGCGGCTAGTTCCAGGGGATGGCCTTCTCAGCTTAGCCTACCGGGCGGCTAGCCGCTCCGTCCGGTCGGACAGGGGTCGGGTAGCTCACTCCTCGGTGTGGTGGAGCACCGGGACCGGCAGGGCCGGCGTCTTCGCCATCTTGGCGGGGCGCCGGGTTGCCGCGCGACGGCGGCGTGTCGTCTGGGTTGCCTTCGCGGCATCGGACTTGGCTCGGGTGACCGAGGCGGCCGGGCGAACCTTGGTCAACAGTCGCTCCATCCAGAGAGCGATGAAGACGATCAGCGCGCCGTACGCGGCGGCGCCGATCCCGCCTCCGAGGAACCCGCTGGTCACGTTCAGCGCCAAGCTGGCGAGAACGAACGTGACCATCAGGCGCCGCGCCTCGCGCCGAGTAGTTGGCGCGAACCACGGCCCGGCGAACAGCTTGCCGATGATCACCGGAATGTCGATGATCACAAACAGCGTCCGGGCCTCAAAGTCGCTGAGCCCGAGCACGTAGCCGACGTGCTCGATGTGGCCCCGGCTGACCCACAGCGCGTAGGTCAGGACTCCGAGCGTCACGATGGTGCCGATGGCGCGAATCCGGTTCGCAACCTTGACCTTCTTGGCGTCCACAGCGGGACTCCCTTCTTGAAAGCTTGGGCCGACCGTCGACCCCCGCGATCGACGGTCGGGGTGGGGGGAGGCGCGTCGTCCGCTGCTCTCGACCCCCGGGGTTTCGATCGCTCCGGTTCGCTCTATTCGGTAGCGCTTCGGGCTGGTTCACGGGCTCTCGGTGGCGCGCCCCTCATCGGGGCCTTCCTGGCCGAGGCGGTGTCCCTGGCGCCTGTTCAATTATGCCTCCTACTATACACGACGGCGTGTATTCTGCAAGTAGGTGTTGATGACCAGGGGATATACGGAGTCGTCGATGCTGAAGGCTCGCGAGCGGGCGTCGGAATGTCCGAAATGCCGGGCAGAATTACTCAGAGTATATCGTCTACAGTGGACTATGTAAGGGGCTGTATCCGGTCTAGCCCCTTACTCGTGGCCGAGTGGCCTCAGAAGCTGACCGAAAGGATGATGTCCAAAACGGGCATCCCGGGTGCCGTTATCGAATCGTAACAACTAAACGGACATAACGACGGGTCCCCGGAGCAAAACGGACATTACACAGAGTGAGAATTTGGCGCCCACCGGCGCCCACGCCCGGGCCGGGCGGCCATCCACGCCCGGGCGGTTGACTCCCACCACCACGGCCGGGCGTGGCCGCGCTCGATGTCATAGCCGTCCGGCTTCGGGAGGCGGAGGCGATTCAGTGAATCAGTCTTGACGCCGGCCAGCTCGGCTAGGTCGGCCCGGTACAGCCTGCGCTCCTGCTCCGTGGTGGACATGGCCACAAGGCTATCACGGCGGCGTGCATCTAGGGAGGGGCTGACAGTGACCGTGGAGGCACCGGGCATCTCCCCGTACATTTGCTTTGACCCTGAGCCGGGCTACTTCCGGTACATGCCCAGCAGGGCCGAGCGGGTCGTCCGGTTCATCGAGGGCTGGTGCCTGCACACCAAGGGGCGGTTCGCGGGTAAACCGTTCGTGCTCAAGTGGTGGCAGAAAGAGCGCATCATCCGCCCCCTGTACGGGACCGTGCAGTGGGATGACCAGTTGGGCATGTGGCGTCGGCAGTATGCGCTGGCGTGGCTTGAACTGGCACGCAAGCAGGGCAAGTCTGAGATCCTGTCGGCGCTCGGCCTGTACCACTTGGCCGCCGATGGTGAGGAGTCGGCGGAGGTCTACGGCGTCGCGGCAGACCGCGACCAAGCGTCACTCGTCTACAACGTGGCCAAGCGGATGGTCGAACTGTCGGCCGGCCGCCGAGTGGACGGCCAGTCCCGGGACCTATCCAAGTTCATCGAGTGCATCGACTCCAAGAAGCGGTTGGTGTACGCGAAGAAGAACAGCTTCTATCAGGTCCTTCCGGGCGACGCGGCCGGCGCGCTCGGCGTCAATGCGTCCGCAGTCCTGTTCGATGAGGTGTTGACGCAGAAGGACAGGCACCTGTGGGACGCGATGCGCCAGAGCTTCGGCACCCGAACGGAACCACTGATGATCGCTGCCACGACGGCTTCCTACACGACGGCCGCGTTCGCCAAGGCCGAGCATGACCACTCGCTCCGCGTGCAGGCGCAACCATGGATTGACCCGGCGCGATTCGTTTTCGCGAGAAATCTGCCGGAGGACTGGGACTTTCGGGATGAAGGTCAGCCGCCTTGCCCCCGGGCCGTTGAGTTCCGTCAGCGTCCCGGTTGGACTGCGCGTGATGTGTTTGAGTGCCCCGATCATGGCTCTCAGTGCCCCGGGGACGAAGGGACCGGCTGGTACTACGTGGCGCCCGGGCTCGGTGACTTCTTCAGCATCGAGACGATGCGCGCTGAGCTACGGGAGGCCGAGCAGCGGCCCACGGCGCTCCAGGCGTTCAGAGTCTTTCGCCTCAACCAGTGGGTGACCCAGACGCAGGGTTGGCTTGATCTGGTCGCTTGGCAGGAGGGGGGGGCAACCCCGATCGACCAGGAGAAGCTGCGTGGGCGCGAGTGTGTCGGCGCCCTGGACTTGGCGGCCGTGTCCGACTTCACCGCTTGGGTGCTGGCGTTCCCCGGCTCGCCGGATGACCCCGGGGCGCCTGGGGTCACGGTGTTGGCGCATTTCTGGCTGCCGGCCACCGCGCTGGAGAAGCGGTCGGAGATGCGTGACCAGATCATGGCCTGGGCCGAACAGGGATACATCACCGTCACACACGGGGAGACGACCGACTACGACCGGATTCGGGAGCGCATTATGCATGACGCGGCGCGCTTCCGTATTCGCCTGATCGGCTACGACCCGTGGAACGCAACGCACCTGATCGGCGAGCTGGAGGACCAGGGGGCCGCGACGGTCAAGGTTCCGCAGACGGTGGCGCGGCTCAACGATCCGAGTAAGCGCCTGGAGGCGCTTGTGGCGGATCGGGAGCTATACCACGGCGGTAACCCAGTGCTGTCGTGGATGGCCAGCAATGTGGAGCCGGATATCACGGCCGATGGGCTCATCCGGCCGAGCAAGCGCCGGTCCGGAGACAAGATCGATGGCATCTCCGCCCTGGTGACGGCCCTGTACGTCTTGGGCGTGCCGACTGAGGAGGAGCGTGAGCCGGTGCAGTTCATCCCCCTCGACGGGCTTGGGGATGATGACATTGGTGGAGATGAAGATTTGACGGCCTATCTGGCCGCATGGGAGGACTGAGGGGGTCGGCGTGAGGGAGCGATTGGCGAAGGCGCTAGGCGCCGTTCGTAACGCCGTCGTCCGGGTGGCGGCCCCCGTCGTGGCCGAGTGGGCGCCCGATGGGCTTCAGGTGGCCGGCATCGTCTGCGTCGTAGTGGGCGCGTTCGTGCTGGCACCCTGGCTTGGGTGGGTGGTCCTGGGTGGCGGCCTAATCCTGGTTGGCCGAGCGCTCAGCGCTGAGGAGGGTGAGCCGCCCGGTGAGGTGGGTTACTTGGGAGGGGGTGAGGACTAATGGCGCGTAGGCGCCGGTCATTCATTGACCGAGCGATTCGCCCCCGCAACACCCGGTCCTGGGCGTCCGACGGCAGCGATCCGTTTGGTGGCGGAGGCTCGACGGCGGCCGGTAAGTCTGTGACCCCGGAGAGCGCGCGGCGCATCGCGACCGTATGGGCGTGCCAGTCCCTCATCGCTGATGCGATCGCGGGCCTGCCGATGGACGCCTATCAAGAGACGATCCTGCGGAGCGGGGAGAAGCGGTCTAAGCCGATCCCGTTGCCGCCGTGGCTGGAGACGCCCAACCCGTTTGAGACGCCTTACTCGTTCTGGCACAAGGTGATGATCAGCCTCCTGGGCGGGGACGGGAATGCATTCATTCACACTGTTCGAACGGGTGGCAAAACGGGGCCGATCATCGCCGCGTTTGTTTGGGACCCAGGGTCGGTTGAAGTCGACGAGGATTCGGAGACTCCGCGTTACCGGTACAAGGGCATTTGGTACGACGAAAGCGAGGTTCTCCACATCCCGGCGTTCACCGTGCCCGGCAAGCGTCGCGGCATCTCGGTGATCGAGCACGGGGCTCGTGAGGCGTTCGGCCTGGCCATGGCCGCTGAGGAGTTCGGCGCCCGGTTCTTCTCTCAAGGCACGACGATGAGTGGCATCGTCCAGCACCCGGGGACGCCCAAGCCCAATGAGGTTGCGCTGATGCGGGCTACCCTGCGGAAGACTCACAGCGGCCTAAAGAACAGTCACGCGGTGGGCATCTTGACCGGCGGGGCGACGTGGCAGCAGGTGAGCATCACCCCGGAACAGGCCCAGTTTTTGGAGACCCGGCGCTTCCAGTCCATCGAGATAGCTAAGTTGTACCGGGTGCCTCCGCACATTGTTGACCCGACGGTGCAGAGCACATGGGGCAGTGGCATTGAGGAACAGAACGCCTTCTTCGCCCAGTACACGCTGTTGCCCTGGACGGTTCGTCTGGAGCAAGCGATCAAGTCCCGGCTGCCGGGCGGCCAGGTGGTCAAGTTCAACATGGCCGCGCTGCTCAGGGCGAAGCTGAGTGAGCGGTACGCCGCGTATGTCCAGGCAATCACCAACGGATTCATGAACGCCGATGAGGTGCGGGAGAAAGAAGACTTGCCTCCGCTGCCTGATGGCCTGGGTCAGAAGTTCTACCGGCCGGCCGCACTGGCTGAGGTTGGCGCCGAGCCAGCTCCGACTGGGCAGGCGCCACCGGCGGACGACGGTGGTGGCGATGGTGGTGGTGGCGCCGATGAGGAGGGCGCACAGACTGACACAGAGGAGGGGGACGCCCAATGACGGGCACTCTGATGGAGCGCCGTTTCGTCCCGTCTGATTTCGCGGTGCGCGCCGAGGGAGAGTACACGGTCTACATAGAGGGCTATGCGTACAAGTTCAACGCAAAGTCCCAGGACTTGGGCGGCTTCCGTGAGCGCGTGGCCGAGGGTGCCGGCCGGGATTCGGCACTCCAGGATGATGTGCGGGCTCTGGTCGACCACGAGCCGCGCTTGGTGATGGGGCGAACCACGGCCGGGACGTTGCGGCTGTCGGAGGACAGCACCGGGCTCCACTATGAGGTGAAGGCAGACCGGCGTCAGAGCTACGTGCGCGATCTGATCATCGCTCTGGAGCGGAAGGACGTTACCCAGTCGTCCTTCGCTTTTAGGGTCAACCCGGGTGGTGAGTCCTGGTCGTGGGATGAGGATGAGATGCCACTGCGGACGTTGACCAGCATCCGCCTCTATGACGTCTCTCCGGTCACCTACCCGGCCTACCTGGACACTGAGTCGCACGTTGCGCGGCGTGCGGCTGAGTATGCGCGAGAGATGCGCAGCAAGCGTGAAGGGGCTTCGGCTATCGAGGTGCCCCGGATCGATTTGCGGGCTCTCCAGATCGAGCAGGAGCAGCTTGAGCTGAAGGCCCGCGCTCTTCGGCTTGGCTGACATGGCCCAAGCCATGTCGGGACGGATGGTCCGTCTCGAATCTGTCATTGGATAGGTAGGGGCCATGTCTGCCCCGACGCTCCCTGAGGAGGGGAAAGCAAAGATGGATTTCATTGCGAAGGCGAATGAGGCGCTGGAGCAGCGCGCGCGTCTGGTCGAGGAGCTGCGGGCAACCTATGAGGACAGGGTGACCGCCCCGGCCGAGCGCGAGCAGAAGGCGGCCCGGCTGAACGCCGAGATCGACCGGCTCAAGGACGTGGCCGAGAGCTACGTCCGTGAGGCCGAGCGGGAGCGAGAGAACCGCGAACTGACCGAGCGGGCCGCCAAGCTGGCCCAGGCCCCCGAGGGGCGCCGGGAGGAGCGGGACTCTGAGGCTCGCATGCTGGCTGAGCTGGCTCGGGGCGAGCGCCGTGGCTTTGTCAGCGAGTACCGTGGGCCGGCCCGTGGTCGGCTCGTCCTGCCGTGGCAGTCGCGGGCCGCGTCGGCCCCGTCGCTGACCAGCAACAGCGGCGGCCAGAACACGGTTCCGCAGTCGTTCGCGACTGAGGTCATCGACGCGATGTACCACCGGTCGCCGCTGTTTGACCTGGCGCGGAAGCTGTTCACCGCTTCCGGTGAGCAGATCAACTACCCGGTCAAGGTGCGGACCTCCGGTGGCCGCGCACTGGTCCCGACTAGCCCGGCGACTGACTTTTCGGCCACCGAGGGTCAGACCCTCACGATCTCTGGCCGTGAGTTTGCCACGATGGCGGTGAACGCCTACAAGCGCGGCACCATCGCCCAGATCTCCAAAGAGCTGGTCGAGGATTCGAACATCGATCATGTGTCGATGGTCACCCAGGACCTCGGTGAGGACCTGATCGATGACCTGGCTCCTCTGCTGCTGGACGGCACCGGATCGTCCACTTTCGAGGGTTGGCGGACCGTGGCCGAGGCGGCCAGCGGCAACCCGTCTGACCTGGGGACGATCGCCGATCTGGACTTTGACGCGCTGATCGATCTGTACTACGCGCTTCCGCGCCCGTACCGGAACAACGCCATCTTCTACACCAGCGACGCGGCGCTCGCGCACTTGCGCAAGCTCAAGTATGCGTACGCGCTGGACACCGCTCAGTCTCCGTCCGAGCCGGTGAGTACCGGTGGCGCCTACATCTGGACGCCGAGCACCCAGGCCGGCGAGCCTGACACGATCCTGGGGCGGCCCGTGGTCACCGACCCGTACATGACCACCACCGGCAGCAACGTCGGCGTGGTCCTGTTCGGTGACCCGTCGCGGTTCCTCATCCGGATCGTGCGCGGTGTCGAGGTGTCCCGCTCGGATGAGTACGGGTGGGGCGCTGACCTGATCAGCATCAAGGGCACCATCCGCGCGGACTCCGTGGTGACCGACGGTCGCTCGGTGCGCTGCCTGCGGGTGGACGCCTAATCCCCGAGTGGTTGCCCCCGCCCCGCAAGGGGCGGGGGCTTACCCGTCTGTGAGGAGCTAATGGAGAGACATCTAGCCGGCCGGGCCTTGACGCTTCGGCATGTCTTCGAGTCCGATGAGGACGAGACGCTCCTCACGCCCAGTGCGGTGCAGGTGAGCGTCACGCCCCTTGGTGCCACCTCCCCCGTATCGTCTGGCCCGGCAACGTCGCCGACGTCGCCCGACGTCGCCTGGACGTACGCCACACCTCCGCTGGACGAAGGCCCGTATGAGGTGACATGGGATGGCGGCCCGGATGCACAGGATGTCGAGTACGTTGAGGTGGTTGGGGGGCGCATCATATCGTTGCGCCGCATCCGGGAACTGGAGCCTGACCTGGAGCAGACGCGGTTTAGCTCGGCCCGGCTGGCCAAGGCCCGCCGAGACGTTGAGGATGAATTCGAGCGGATCACCGGTCGAAGCTTTGTCCCGGTGACCCGACGGTTCCGAGTCGAGTCTGACGGCACCCCGTTCTGGTTGGGTTTGTTCGATGTACGCGGCCTAGTCAAGGCCGAGACGCTGGACGGCGATGAGGTAGACGGAACCCGCGTCGACGCGAACGGAGTGGTGGAGGGCCTGCCGGCCGGGAGCTTCTATTTGACGGTCGCGTATGGGATGAGCGCGGTCCCCGGCGAGGTGGAGCGCGTCGCGGCCATCCGAATTCGGACTTTGGTCACGTCGGAGCGCGGCGGAGTCCCCGACCGGGCCACGTCATTCCAACCGGTCGAGGGCGGCACGTACACCCTGGCCACCCCGGGATTGGGGCGGTGGGAGACGGGCATCCCTGATGTGGATGCCGTGCTTGCCCGGTACACCTACACGATCGCGCAGTCGATTCTCGGGGGCCTGTGATGAGCACCAAGGCGATACAGGTCAAGAAGGCGCTGGAGGGAAAGCTTAAGGCGCTTGCGCTGGTCGTGTCGGAGAACGTCCAGGTGACGTATGGCTTCCCCGTGCAGAGTCCCGAGCGCAAGTGGGCGTGCGTGCATGAGGTCCGGTGGCAAGGTACTCGATGGGCGACCAACCGGGACCGTGAGGAGACGTTCGGCGTATCCGTGGCATTCAATGTGCAGCTTCTTGCCGGCACGGCTGAGGAGACGGAGGCCAAAGTGGTGGCTATGGCCGCCGAGTTCGAGGATGCCCTCCAGTCTGACCCTGGCCTTGGTGGCCTGTGCATCACGTCCAGCTTTACGCCACAGTCGCTTCGGTCGTGGCCAGTCAAGGATGCGTATGAAGCCCAACTGGACACCGAGGTAACCGTAACGTGCCGTCCGTAGGAGATAGAGACGATGGCAAACGTCCATGATTCATACTTCGGGGTTGCCGAGGAAACGAGCTACGGCACCGGCTCGCCGGTCGATCGATTCTTTGAGATGTCGTCGGAGTCGTTCACTGGCGACTATCAGCGGATTGACTCGGAGGCGTTCCGGGCCGGTCAGCGGGTGCTGCACGCCGATAGGTTTGTCCCCAACCCCAAGGGAGCCACCGGCTCCATTGAGCTGGAGGTCCGCGACGGGGATTTCGGGCTCTTGTTCGCGCACATGCTCGGTGCCGTGTCGAGTGGTTCGCCGAGCGGATCGTCTCCGTCGATCACTACCCACACGTTCACCATGGCTGACCTGGACGGCAAGTCCCTGACGGTCCAGGTAGGTCGGGTGGCAAACGACGGGCAGGTCCACCCGTGGACGTATGAGGGCGGGAAGATCACGTCCTGGGAGTTGTCGAACAGCGTCGATGGTATCTTGATGCTGAGTCTCGACATGGATTTCGCTAGGGAGACCATCGGGGCGCAGGGCTCGCCTGGCACGCTGTACGGGGTTGCGTCGCCGACCTACTCCAGCGGAACCCAGCTGTTCACTTTCCGGACCGCCGAAGTGACGATTGGGGGCTCCACGATCCCGGTTAGCGAGGTTAGCTTCAGCGGAGACAACGGCCTGAACACGGACCGGTGGGTGCTGGGGGCACAGAAGCGGGAGCCTAAGCACCAGGGCCTCCGGACCTTTGGCTTTAGTGTGACGGGCGAGTTTGAGTCCCTGACCCAGGCCGAGCGCGTAGCTGCCGCGATTGCGTCTGACGCTGTTGCGTCTGTCTCGGCCAAGTGGACTACGGCCCAGGGCGGTGAGCTGAGTATCTCTATCCCCTATGCCCGGTTCGACTCAGGCCCGGTGAATTTCTCCGGCGCCGAGCTGATCGGGCAGCAGCTTGAGGGGATCGCCTTGTGGAACGGTTCAAATTCGCCGATCACCCTCGTGTACAAGTCTGTTGATTCCACGCCGTAATGGTGAGGGAGGCCCGGGTCATGCCGCCGAAGCCTAAGAAGCAAGTCATTGCTATGACGGGGGATGCCCACCGCATCGAGGGTCTAGGAGACTTGGCCCGGGCGCTCCGGAAGATCGGCAAAGAGTATGCGAATTCACTGCGGGACGCCAACTACGAATTGGCGTCCCAGGTGGTCGAGATAGCCCGGCAACGCGCATCGCGCGAGCCAGGCGTCACAGAGAAGGCTGCTCAGCGTGGCCTGCGCGCTCTCCGACGTGGAAAAGAGGTCATGGTCGAGGGTGGAGGCCCCAAGGCGCCGTACTTCTTCGGCGCCGAGTTCGGCTCGTTGCGCTACCGACAGTTCCAGCCGTGGCGCGGCAACCAATTCACCGAGGGCAGCCTGCCCGGCTACTTCCTGCACCCGACGTTGCGTGAGGATGTCCCGACGCTGCTGGAGGAGTACCAGAGGCGTCTTGACGAGTTGCACCGTGAAGCGTTCCCCGATGAGGAGTGACCAACGTGGCTGAGAAGGTCCAGATCCGCTTTGATCCCGATGACCTTACACTCGGGGACATGGAGGATTTTGAGAAGCACACGGGCAAGGCTATCAATGATGTGATGAAGCCGGCCCCGGTCTTCGAGTATGACGAGGAGACGGGCGAGCAGAAGCGTGTGTATGACGAGCACGGCCGCCCCGTCTCTCAGGTGCGCATGTCGGCCAAGGATCTAGTGGTGTTGGTGTGGCTGATCCTGCGCAAAGAGCGGGAGGGCTTCAGCCTGGACGACGCCCGCAACATTAGGGTGACCTCGATGGAGGTCATCAACGTGGCGGAGGATGAGCCGGCCGAGGATGGCAAGGGCAAGGTGGAGAGCATCCGGAGCCGGGGAAACGGCTAAGGCGGCTCAAAGAGAGAGCCGCGTTTTGCCACTTTTACCGGATGACGCCTGAGGAGCTTCGGCGCATGACTGCACTGGAGTACCGGGCGTTCTTGGAGTACATGCGTGAATATATTGCCGCCCAGAATAAGGGGGTGACGGGGCGTGGCAGAATCGCTAACCCGCGTTCTTCGGCTGCTGATCGTAGGCGATGAGAAGTCCGCCACCGCTGCCCTGGAGAAGACTGGCAAAAAGGCTGAGGAGTCGGGCGGCAAGCTGGCCAAATTCGAGGGCCACATCAATAAGCTGAGCCTTGGCATCATCGGCATGGCGGGTGCGGCCGGTGGCGCGCTGCTTAAGATTGGGATGGATTTTGACGAAGCCGTCGACACCATCCGCATCGGCACCGGCGCCACCGGCGACGCCCTGGACGAACTGAACGACAATTTCAAGAACGTCCTTAAGACTGTCCCGTCGGACATGCAGGACGTCGCTACCGCGATCGCCGATGTCAACACGCGACTGGGGCTGACCGGCGACAATCTGGAGGACGTTTCTCGCCAGTTCGTCATGCTGGCTGACCTGACCGGCGAGCAGGTGGGTACCCTCGTGGAGGGTGCCAGCCAGGCTTTCCAGGCCTGGAATGTGGCCGCCGACGATCAGGCAGAGGCGCTCGATAAGCTGTGGCGCGCCAGCCAGAATACAGGCATCTCAATCGGTGACCTGACCAAGGGCCTCATCGATTCGGCTCCGGCACTCCAGTCGTTCGGCTTCAGCATGGATCAGTCCATTACGCTCTTGGCCGGCATGGAGAAGGCCGGCCTGAATGGGCAGCAGGTGTTGGCCGGCCTGCGGTCCGGCCTGGGCCGGCTGGCCAAAGAGGGCAAGGACCCGGTGCAGGCGTTGGCCGAGTTCTCGACGGCCGTGCAGAACGCCACTAGTGAGGCGGAGGCCCTCCAGCTGGGCGCCGAGCAGTTCGGCAACCGGGCCGGGCCGATGCTGGCTAAGGCGATCCGGGACGGCAAGCTGTCCTTTGAGGAGTTGCAGGAGGCGATCGTCGGCGGCTCGGAGACGATCTCCGACGCCACATGGGACACGGCGGATTTCTCAGAGAAGCTGCAACTCCTCAAGAACAAGGCGATGGTTGAGCTAGAGCCGGCGGCTAACGCCGTGTTTGAGGCGCTGAACAAGCTTGTGGACAAGCTGTCTGAGGGTGTCGACTGGGCGATGCGCAACCAGGGGACCATCAAGACGCTTGCGATGATCGTTGGCGGATTCGCGGCAGCGATCGTCACAGCTGCCGCCGCACTTCGGGTTTACCACGGTGTCATGATGGTGATCCGCGCGGCCACGATCGCCTGGACCGTGGCGCAGACAGCGCTCAACGTCGCCATGTCCCTTAACCCAATCGGTCTGGTCGTGATCGCCATCGTGGCTCTGATCGCGATCGTGGTCCTACTGTGGACCAAGTGTGAGGGATTCAGAAACTTCTTCATCAAGGCATGGGAACTCATCAAGAACGCCGCGCTTGCGGTCGGCCGGTGGTTCAAAGAAACCCTGTGGGAGAAGTGGATTAAGGGAGCCTGGGACTCGATCGTCAACGCCGGGAAGGGCGCGCTGGAGTGGTTCAAGCAACTCCCGGGGCGCATCAAGGATGCGTTCTTTGGTCTGGTCAACATCATCAGTTGGCCGTGGCGAACCGCCTTCAACTGGATCAGTGACGCATGGAACAACACCGTTGGCCGCCTTTCTTGGTCGGTCCCGGACTGGGTTCCGATCATCGGCGGCCGGACTATCTCGGCGCCCAAGTTGCCTAAGCTTCCGGCGCTGGCCAAGGGTGGCCACCTGGAGGCCGGGCAGGCCGCGATCGTCGGTGAGGCCGGTTGGGAGATCTTCGTCCCGGACCAGCCCGGGACCGTGATCCCGCACGGCCTGTCGGCCGCCATGCTGGGTGGCGGTGGAGGTATCACGATCATCGTCGAGGGCAGCGTGGTCACCGAGCGCGAGTTGGCTCGCAGTGTGGCGACAGTCATACGCGATGAGATCGCCCGGGTCGGGCGGAGAAACGGCGGGCGGACGGGGATCTAGCGTCCCCGTCCCCCCTTCTTCCTGTCGTGGAGGTGTCGGGTGACTCAGCCGGATGAGCAGTTCGTCGTTGAGGTGGCCGAAGGCCCGGCCTGGGACCCCGTTCGGTGGGTCGACGTGACCGACCGGTTCCTCTCGATGGAAACGGACGTTGG